CTTGCTGGTGCGCAGGCCGCGTACGCCGCTATTCAAGCGGGTATTGCTGCGGGCAAAGAAATCCAAGGCATGGCGGCTGACCTGTCTGAATTGTGGGGCAATCTTGCGAAACTGACGCAGATTGCGGCGGAACCTTCGCATAAAACGTTCTTTAACGATAAAAGCGCGGAACAGATTGCCATTGAACGATATGCCGCCAAGGCCGAGGCGCACGATCTTGCGTTGAAAGCTAGGAATATGTTCATTGGAGCGTATGGACTTGCCGCATGGGATCAGGTCCAGCGGGAAGTGATCAACATTCGCAAAGAGATCGAGCGGGCGAAGTGGGAAGAAGAACGCGAACACGCCGCCAAAATGGAAGAACTGCGCGAAGCTGGCGTAGTGACGTTCATCGTTTTGTTGCTATTAAGTATAATGCTGGCGGTTGGGGTTGTACTTTTAGAGGTTAAATGACAATGGATGATAAGGGTCACTTTGATCTTTCAAAGATCATGAGCATGATGTTTCCTGTATTGGTTGCCGCTATAGGCTGGTTGGTCAGCGGCATCAATGGACTTCACATGGATGTACAAGACATCAAAGGCAAAATGCCTCTATTGATTACCCCGCAGGGCATTCCTACGGATAGCCCGTTAAGCGCGGAAGCTCGCTATAAACTGCGCGACGAAATTTATCGGGATATTAATGACATGAAAGTTCGCATTCGCCTTTTGGAAGCAAAATTAGGGGATAAGTAATGGACCTCGGTATATTTGGAAAGTTGATCGAAAATGTTGCACCGACTATCGCTACCGCTCTTGGCGGTCCTGTTGCTGGCATGGCCGTCAAGGCTCTATCCAACGCACTCTTGGGGCATAGTGACGGATCAGAAGATGACATTAGAACTGCACTCGCTACTGCAACGCCCGACCAAATCGCTGCAATCCGCAAGGTAGACAACGACTTCAAAGTCCAAATGAAAAGTTTGGACATTGATCTGGTCAAGATTGCGGCTAGCGACCGTGCATCTGCGCGTGAAATGGCAATAGGAACACATTCCTTTACGCCGTCCGTTATGTCCTATGTGATTGTCGTCTGCTGGGCGATAATCCAGTACTTTCTGTTCACTCACGTCATCGAAGCAAGCATGAGGGAATTGATTGCGCGTGTGCTTGGTACGTTGGACGGTGCTTTGATGCTCGTCCTGTCATTCTGGTTTGGTAGTAGCAACCCCCCAATGGGAGATAAAAAATGAATTTTGTAGGTTCCGCAAAGAAAGCCACCGAGGACGATTTCCAAGCGGCTGCGGACTCATTAAAGGTGCCTGTAGCGGCTTTTAAGGCTGTCACGGCTGTAGAGGCCGCTGGATCAGGGTTTGACGCTGACAAGCGTCCTAAAGCCCTTTTTGAGCGTCATATATTCTATCGGGAACTGCGCACCCAGCCAGACCTACAGCAGTTGGCTATGGACGAGAAGCTGGCATATCCCAAATGGGGTCAGCTTCCCTACCCGAAGGGTTCGGACGCCGTGTATGCGGAGATCGAACGCGCTTGCAAGATCGATGAAGATGCCGCCCTGTGTTCCGTATCGTGGGGTTTGGGCCAGATCATGGGCATGAACTGGGTCATGGTCGGTTGTGAGTCGGTAAAGCAGATGGTTGAACAGGCGATGGAATCAGAAGGGAACCAACTGATCCACATGGCCAAGTTCATCAAGGCGGCAAAATTGGATGTTCCCCTTGCGAGGCTCGATTGGGTGGCCTTCGCTAAGGGTTATAATGGGCCGGGATATGCAGCTAACAAGTACGATGTGAAACTCGCGAATCACTACGCATCTTATGCTTGACAGAATACGATGTCCCACATACGTTGGAGGTCTTCCTCCCTAGAACTCAGGCGGGCTTCGGTCCGCCTCTTTTTTTATCTCCAGTTTGACCCGATAGCGTGTTTTGGAACGCTTCTTCAAACGGCGATAAGTTCCATCGAGATACACAGGCTCCGTCTCCAACCAATCGATACTTTTGAGCCGCTTGATGCACTCGTAAATCGATGACTTGGGGAGTGACATCATCTCCGCCAGATCAGCGATATCCGCATCGAATGGTTCAGACCCATGCGTGTCAAGCATACGCAGGATCAAAATTTGGTCGCGTGGCGTGATAGCCCTAGCCCAAACGATAGTCTGAATAAGGTTCATTTTACCCACCAGTTTTCCGGTACGGGGATGTTCTCCCTGCCAAGTGTCGGGTTTGCCTGCGCACGGATGTCGTAGTTAGGGAACGTCCACATTTCTCCGGTTTCGCGAATAGCACAAACCCAGAACAAATGGTGATCTTCGCTGTAGTCGAGCAGGAAATGCGCGTTTGCTGGCCCTTTAGGGGTCAGGACGGGCATAGATGGGTCAATCCGGTGTATGAGTGCCATTGTTAGCTCCTTTTGATATTGGCGGCTCTGGTAATGGCATCCAATGGGTAGCACTGATAAGATATGAACCTAGATTATCTTTTGAATTTTCGGTATAGTATGTACCGTATTCCCACAGGCTTTCTTCCAAATCATCACAATGATAAGCATACCTAGCCACTGCCATTGTGCCGTATAATGAAGTTATGGTCCCATTATTCAAAGTATTACACACAAGAACAAGCGTCCCATCCTTCGGCGCAGTTTCAATTGGTTGCCATGTCATTTTTCGTCCCTCAATACGACTGAACCGTCCATCTTGCGTTTGTATTTTGACTGCCTTCCAAACGGCAACGGTGATTTTGATACTCGAACTCCGATATGACGTGCTTCACGCCTTTTCGCTTTAGCGATGTTGCCCACATCCTCCGTCGTTTTGACGCGATGGCATTTGACGTGCGCTGGAACCCAATTGCTTTCGTCGTCCGCTCCGCCCATAGCAAAAGGGATAACATGTTCCACCTCCCACGCTTCACCGACATTGATTTTACCTCCACAGATATGACATGCCCCGCCGTGGGCCGCGAATAACGCGACCCTCTTTTTGGCGGATATTGTTTTACGACTTACCACGGGATATCATCGTCCATGATTGGCTTGGACTGTTGCCGTTGGGCTTCGTATTCGGGTTTTGCAGTACTTTTAGGCGGCTGGGCGACATCACCAATATATCCGGAATAAAATGGCAAACCATTTTTTGATACTTTATCCCACATTAAAAGATCATGTTTAACGCCCCCTTTTACAATTGTCCCTTTGTAATGCGGAGTTTTTTCAGATTTTAATTTTTCGTTCTTAAACAAAACGAAATTACCTTCTTTTGGTTCAAAACTCATGGTTTTCTCCATACATCTTCAAAATTGAGGCCTAGCATTTGTTCGACTTCTTCAATCAGTTCTTTTTTATTTATGCCTTTGATAACATCCGACACGATCAAATCCAATGACGCGTCAAAGAACTGGCGGAATTCTGTCTGGTCCATTGCCGCAAAGCCCGTAGACTTCGCGACCCACCATATTTTGTCATCGTGGAACCGAACCTCTTCGACGTACCCCAACCGAATCTTCAACCACAAAAGCAATTGATCCGGCTTGTTGTATTCCTCGTGGTTCTCCACGACCTTCTTCAAAATGCCCCAGAAGAATCGGTGGTGCCGACTGCTTCTGTCGCGCTTGAGCTTTACCGTGTACGCGGTCCCTTCGCGCAGATCGTGTAGAAAATTTTCATCCACTGGTGACGAGGGGATCAATGCCGACCCCCTCCGGATGACTGTTATCTCCTGCATTATTTGACTTCCGCAAGCCTGTCAAAGAACACCTTCTTGACGAATTCGCGATCCGCTGGGAGGAGACTATCTTTCCGCTCCGTGTTAATCGCGTTCCACTTTTCCAATGCTTTTTTGTCGTAAAGGTTGTTGATCTCGTGCCCAAGAGTGCCAGCAAGCTGTTTGCTTTCCTCGGGGGTCAGGCCAATCTTTGCCATCTGCTTTTCCGTGGCCTTAGCAACAGCTTTCTGTGCGACAGACTGCGCATTGTTTGGCTTGGCGTCCCCGTGGGTGGCAACGTTACCATCGTCATCATCCTCGCCAGCGATACCCACCAATGCGAACAGGGCATACCGCCGTGCGTAGGTCAGGGCGGACCCCATCTCCTGCGCTTTCGCGAGCTTCGTGACTGGGTACGTGCCTTCGATCCACTGACCCGTTACATGTAACAGACGGGTATGGAGGATCACACGGTCTTCGCCAGCGGACGTAAGCTGGATGAATGACAGACCCTGCTCTGACAGGCCTTTGCGTACCACGTCAAGCGCATCCGCCAAGTCAACGTACGTGCTGTTGAAGAACGGGTTTGTCTTGTTCTTTGGTGGGTTTTTGAATGTCGATTGGAAGGCTGCAAGTGCCGTGGCAAGTGCATCCAAATCTCCGCTGGAAGTAATCATTCTTTCTCTCCTTTCATGCGCAGTGAACCGCGCTTATCTCGTTTGAATGAAACACCATGACCGAATGCTTCGACTACATCCGGTTCAATCAATTGCTTAATTGCAGCAACAGAACGGTCGTACACCCGCTTGTAGGAGGTCATATCGCCAATTTCTGCGGCGAGGTAAGCCCATTCGTTGTTGCCAGTCATATCGACACGGCGGGTAGGGTCTACAGGCGCACTGGCGGTCGTAACGAACGGGGCGTAGTCACCCTGCACCGATGCCCAGAAGTTTTCCGCAGCACCCTGCACGATTGAACCGTACATATCGTCGTAAGGAACATCATACCGCTCCCACTTCAAAGTTCCGTAAAATACGGATAATACGGAATTTCGGACCCCGCACACAT